TTCTTCTTCATCGCCTTTAGTTTTTTCTTCATCATCTTCCGGCTTATTCATTTTATCAACTGCACTGATCATATCACGCATACCATCATGCTCATCATCTGGCTCAGCCATTGGTGGCGTGCCACTCATACTAGGTTCTGCTGTTAGTACTGCCCCATGTGGCTCAACTCCCATATCTTTATCAGTAACTTGTTTTACGCCTGCTAATTGCATGATAGTGGCCAACATGTTACTAACTTCTTCGCCACTGCCTGCACTAATATTGATATTTGCAGGCCCAGTACTTGCTGGCTTTTCTTCTGCATCTGGAACAATCATAGCATTTTCCAAATCTAAATGACCATCATGTCCTGGCATAGCTGGCTCTGAAAATCCTGTATCTGGTAATTTTTCAGACATAGTTTGTTGAGGGGCAGGCATCGCCATTTCGTTAACTACATTTGGGTTCTTAGAATCTAGTTCAGCTAAACGCTTTAATACGTCGATCATTTGCATATTATACTCCGTTCCTTGTTTTTACATCATAAGTTCCTTTATCAGGGGCAATAGGACTTTGATTATTATATGGTGTATCGACATTATATTTTGCCTCACCTTCTGTAGGTATTTCTTCCCCACGTGCTTTACGTTGCAACTTTAAAATATCATTTAATTCTTTAACAAAACCGCTGTTGTATTTGTCGCCATAATAATCTTCAAATTGTGGACTTCCAGCTTCTTTGTATGTTGGGTCATCTAATAATGCACCTTCACGCTTTGGTGTTTGTTCTTGGTATTGTTCGCTTGGTTCACCTGGACGAACAACTGCTAAATTCTGACGATTAACTTTTAAACCTTGTGAAAGATATTCTGTTAATTCTTGTTGCGTTGTTGGATAATCTACAGTAACTTCAAAAATGTGTACTTCACAATTGCGTACTTGTGGAAAATCTAATGGCAATGCTTGTACAGGAGTTACTGAAACTTTTTTAAATGAATCTACTTGATAACGCTCAAGCATTGTCTTTAATGCGGTTTCTTGTTCTGAAGTAAAATCTCCAGCAACCTTAACACGAAATACATGCTTTCTGTTAGCGAAGGATTCTGATAAATGTTCTTTAAAGTTTTTCATAGTTAATTATTTATTCAAATTCTTAAGTTTTTCCAGGATGCTATTGCGGTCAGTGAGTATAAATCCCTGCCCTTCAATAGGATCATTTCCTGAGTCGTTCCCGTGCTTTTTATCAATGGCCAGTTTTTTGAGCTGTAAATCAACCATCTTCAGCTTCTTATCAATTTTATTAGTTTTTGCTTGAATTGCAGCATTCATCATTTGTGCGGCAACTTCAAACATTCTAGTACTGTGCCTAGCATCAACTTGCATACCTAAATCCATTAGGTCATCATATGCCTTTTCAGCTTTACTGGCTAATGCATCTAACTCACCATCTGCCATATCTCCCAAACCTTTTACACGGGGTAATGCTGCGGCAATTTTATCAAATTCTTCTAATCTATCCTCTAAGTTAATCACTTCGATCGAATCAGTCTTTTCAACAACTTCTGGATTGATTAATGGTTCTTTGCTATCAGGCAAATCAAAAAGTTCTTCAAGTTTTTTAGTCATAATCGTACTTATCTATTTTTTCTTGCTATTGGCAAAAATATCTGTTTCATTAATTACTCTAAATGTAATTCCTTGATTACGACACCAAGATTGTGCTGCCTGCCATTTGGCCATATTTTTAACATACTGAGCTTGATTATAGGGATTTTTGCCAACTTTTTCAATTAACATTTGATTAGCTGGTTTTATTTCAACCATTTCAATATGTTGCCTATCGTTTTTATCAATATATTTGATTAAAAAATCCGGAACATATACTGTTTGTTTGCCAGTAAGCGGATCTCGATAGGGAATTTTTACTGGCTCACTTGACCATTCTTGTACCGCAGGATTATTATCACAAAACATACAAAATGTTGTTTCCCAACTACTGCGACAATAGGGCAATTTAGAACCTATATATTTTTCGCCATTCTTGGGTGTATAAACACTTTGTGCAAATTTTAAGCTCATGCTATAATATTTCTTTGTACTTGCATGGCTGGTTTGATTGCAGTAGCAACACCTAAATAACTAGATTTAAATCTTTTATAATTTAATATCTGTGTTGCTAGTTCACTAAGATCCGCACCAGTTACCCCATTTAACGAATCTATAATTGTCATGGGATTGATTTTATCTTGCAATGCTTGTGTCATCATAACGGTAGTTATAGATTGTGAACTTATTTTATCAAATCCTTTATTTTCAAAAAATCCAACCATTGCATTAAATGTTGCTGAATCTAATTGGATAGGAAATTCATAATAACTATTAAATGTATTGACCAAACTATTAACATTGCCTTGACTGGGAGGCGGTACTGGTGGTAAGTTACTTAGATTATTTGTTGACATTATTAATTTTTCCCGTTACCTTGATCTGAAATATTAGTTTCGCCTTGAGTAGTACCAGTTGCTGGTTTACCTGATAAGTTAATAGGTGTTGCACTAATTTTATTTGCCGCTGCATTAACCACTAGAGTCTTAAGATTAAGCCCATATACATTCATCGCTTGTCTCGGATTAGAAATAAATGTTTTTACAGTATTAATGCCACTTAATAATGCGCCAATAGACAGTTGTCCTTTTTTACGCATATTGTATGAAAACTTAGGATCATCTATTCCATAACTTGGATACACAGCTGACGTATAGGCTTCCTCTTCCTCATAGGCTGCACCATTATATGGAGGTTGAATTGTTGCCACAATAGGGTTCGCCAATGGTGATCGAGTGGTGTCATATACATATTCAAAAAATCCAGCAGTCTCTGAATTAACGATCCTGCCAGTGTCGTATAATACATCTTCATAAACTACAGTCATTCTATTTTGTAAAAATTTTGATCCTTCTGATTGAGCTACTGTATCGTGTTCCCAAGCACTAATTATTGGATTTATTAATTTCATTTCTGTAAAATTGCCTTGATGTAATACAAAAATATCTATGCTGGTTAAAAAATATTGTTCGCCAGATGAATTTAGACCATATTTGTTATCTATAGATTTATATTTGTTATCAGAATATATAGATGTTATATTAGGATTTCTGCTGTCTTGATAAAAATATCTATAATAAGTTTGCCAGAAATTATTAGTCCCACCGCCCATGTCATCATGCATGTCGATAGTCACTGGTTCATAATTAATTTTAGTTTGTATATTGGATTTTCTATTATATTGATTAATTGTTTCGGTACTAATTTTAAATTTAGGTAGCTGTACACTTTTTGCTAATAGTGCCCATTCATCATTCCAACCATTACTTAATTGATTATTTTGTATATTTGGATTAAGATTAAACTTAACAAAATACATGAATGCCGCTTTGGGTACATTCTTGTATTGATCACTGAGATATAATTTAAAGGCGTGTTGATAGCCTGTATAAAAGGCTTTCCCATTACCTGAGGCATCGATGTAAGTTTGTGGCATATGAATATTTAGTCAACAAAAAAGCCCGAGTAAATCGAGCTTTTTGTTTGTTTACTTTCTATTATACTGAGGATGGACTCTTAGGCGGCAATACTGGAAGAATAACGTTTGCACCATTTGCATCAGTTTGATATGCATTATCAAAACATATTGTTAATTCTAATTCAACAGCATCACCTTTGGAATAATCCATGCTACCGTAGCTTGCCATTTTAATCCAGCAACCTTGCAATTGATATACTTCAAGTACGCCAGGCTCAACTCCAGCACCATTGCCGCCATCTAATATTTCAATAGACATATAAAATTTATAGTCTTGTCCACTATATGCGCTAGATTGGTTATAGAAATCAAATTGTTTCTGTAATTGTTGACCAACTAAAGTTGTTACATTATTGTTGATATCGTCACGTAATTTAAGTTTAATATCATCAAATTTATGTCTACCAGCCAGTTTAACTGTACTGTTGTAAACATCTAACTTAACTTCTTCAAAACTTGGATGTGGACGATCAACCATCATAACTTGTTTCGTTAGTTCAGTAGCAGGTGTTCCGCCAGATCCAAAATTGCTAGATCCAAACCCTGTTAAAACAACTCGAAAACGATATTGTAACTTTGGCATTAACAGCCCTTGATTTTGGCTACCTGCCAACGGAACTGTAAAATTATTTAAACTTGATGTTGCCATTTATTTCTCCTTATCCTTTATGTGTTGAATTATTTAGAGCCTGTTGCTTGTGAACCAAAATTACCAGAAGCTATTGCTCCAGTGTTCAACAATCTTAAAGGTATGTAGATAAACTCAACTGCCTTAACTGGCTCAATTGCAATATCTACCCATAATTCATTTTGATCAATTCTTGTTGGAGTATTATTTGTAGTATCGCAAACTACTACATAATCATACAATCCTCTTTGAGCAACTAATTCTAACATCAATCCCTCAATAACAGATTTAATCTCTGCTCTTGTTTGACTATCATTTGGTTCAAACAAGAATGGTTTAGACAATATGTTTAATTGTCGACGTATATAACTTACTAATCTAGAAACATTAACTCTGTTCAATGCTGTAGACATTTTGTTACGTGTATACTGTCCCATAACTGTTAATCCAGCACCTGGTAAAGTAGCAATTGGATTAATTTGAACACTTGCTAACACATCACGTAAACTTTCGTATAATGATGCAGTTCTAAATTCTCCAGTTTCTCCATCAACATACCCTACTGAACTAGCATTTGATACTATACCTCTGTTTGTACCTGCTGGCGCAAACCATGGATAGCTTACATTGTCATTGTTGATAATAGTGCGTAATAACATATGACTAGCTGGAACAACAATGTTATTACCTAAATTATCATTTGTGTAACCACTTGGATAGTACACGGCTGTGTAATCATCATATGTTGCCAATCCACTTTCACCATCAGCTGCGGCTTTTGCTGCATTACTACCGTAATTTGCTAATGTTGTAGCATTTGTTTCCAAACGGAATGGCGTGTCACCAATTACTAATGCCAACTGTCCAATATCAGCGTTGAGGCTGACCATATCCTGAATTAATTCTGGATACCCTGGAGTAGCAATTAGGTTATAATTTAATGTATCGGTATCACGAACTGGTGTACTTGCTGTTACTAAACTTTGTAAGGCTTTAACAACTACTGCACGTTGTGATAAACGACCAAATGTACCAACACCCATAGTGTTGTTTGGACTTGCTGTTACCCAACGATCTGGTGAATAACTTAACATAGACTCATTACCGTGGTTTGCATTAGTTGCATTAACGTTAATGTATCCAGCATCATAATATTTTACGTTGTTACCGCTACGACGTGTATTCCATAGTCTTGTTCCTCTTGGATATAAGAATGGACTTGGAGCATCTGGATCCAAATAATTGCTAATCAATAAATCCTTGATAGAAGTTACATAATTAGGTGCATCCATGCCGTTGTCTGACCAACGTGCATCAGCAAATACCCATCCAGTTGGACTTGTATGATCTTCTACATTTTGTAAAACCCATCCTGCAGCACCTGTGCCAACAGCAGAATTATATACATAAACTGTTTGGCCATATGCATCAGGCATTGATGAATCAATCCAAATATCGCCAGTCATCAATGAAGTGCCATCGCTTTGTGTTAATGGAGCTGATGCAGCAATAATTGGACCATTAGGATCTGTATTAGGGAATGCATTTAGATAACCAACCCAAGCACTGCCGTTGTTATATAAAACGTCAACATCACCCAAGTAGTTATTAAACCATAATGTACCATTGGCTGGAGCTAATCCAGGAGCACTCATTTGTGATTGGAATGTTAATGGAGCCCAGTTACTTGCTTCTAAAGTAAATCCGTCACCTGATGGTGCAGCATATAAATTAGGAATAGTACCAATCGCATTTGTACTGAAACCAATTCTGCTTAATGGTGTGTTAGTTAAATCTTTTAATTCAATTTCACCGCCCATTGCATGGCTGATTGACAATGTATAATTTGTAGGATTCCATGAAGCTGAAACATTCATGAAATTACTATTAGTATTAATTGCTGAAGCAATTTGTTGTCCAAGTTGAATTGTTGCGCTTGGAGTTACTGCAACTGTTATGATATTTGACCAAGTTCCAGATGCATATGTTTCTCTAACTTCAAAACTACTTGCGGCATTGAATACTGTTGATGATGTTACAGAAATTGTAGTAGCACCTGTACCAGTACGTATCCATGGTTTGAAATTAGCTACGCCAGTATTATTGTAATCATATTCAACAAATACTGAACCTTGATCAATAGCCATTCCACCAGTCATGCTATCTAGTGCGGCAATAGCGGCTGCTCTATCTGCATACAATGGGGCATTTACTGATGTCCAATTAGCAGAACTAGCGTTATAGTATTTTATATCCCATGAAGCACCTGTTGATATTGGGGTTGTACAAACCCAAACGCTACCACTAGCTGTATTAGCAGTGAAATTAGGATAACTGTAATGCGGACTGATTTGTAATGCTTTACCACCGTCAAATCCTGTAGCTACTGAAACCCACCCATTTGTAGCTGATTTATAAAATAAACCACCAACATCAAAATCAGTAGTAGATTCGCCAGGAACAACCATAGCAAAATCACCAACCATTCCGTATGATGCTAATGGAACTCCGTTTGAAAATACTGTGTCATAATCGCTGTCATCAATGATATCTGGAGTTACTAGTGTAAATCCGCCTGCGCCATTGTTTGTAGTTGTACTCCAAACATTAATTCCAAATGCGCTATTTGATGTATCAAGCCATACTGTGCCGGCTGCAGGAGTTCCTGTAGGAATTGTTGTTGTTCCTTCTAACTGTGTTAAATTAACATCAGCACGAACAACATATGCTCTACTACTTGCGCCCAATACGCTGTATGCGGCTTGTAGTCCGTATTCGTTTATTTCACCAGCATTAACTGGATTGTTACTAGCATCAGTTTGGAAATAAGGAGTTCCAAATGTGTCTACTAAATCTCGTTGACTGGAAATTACCCATACTGTACCGGCATTTGCTTTAGTTGTACCTTGTGCAATACCTGTATTACTAGCATTCTGTTTATCTTGCCCAGTTGCTACGAAAATTAGCGGGGTAGTACCAGGTGCCGCTGTTGTATAGAAACTTTGATCTATAACTGAAACTAATGTTCCTGGTGATTGTAATGTTTGTGCCATCTTAAAAAACTCCTTAGTGGATTACTCTTTGTTTTATTTAGCAAGTAAATGGAAAAAATACGGTGTAAATAATGGGATAAAGGCGTTAAAAAGGGCGGTAGTTTGAGAAACTTATGTAATAGTTGTGGACAACGACCAGTTGCTGTTAATTACCATAAAGATGGGAGAACCTTCTATAGATCTAAATGTGATCATTGTGCTAAAGGAAGAAAACAAGAAAGGCCACTATGGACCTTATCTGGATATAAGAAAAAAAGCGTTTGTGAAAAGTGTAACTTTACATCAAAACATTCTGAACATTTTAATGTATTTTATATCGATGGCGATTTAAAGAATAATAGGTATAGTAATCTTAAAACTATCTGTGCCAACTGTCAACGCACTTTACATAAAGAAGGAGTTAAGTGGCGTCAGGGAGACTTGACTCCTGACCTTTAATTATAACTTCAAGTTGTTTGAATAATTCGTCTATCGTAGAATCGTTGATCACTGTGTGATCTATATTGCCTCCAACCCAACTGTATTCACTCGCATGTATATTGGCGTTGATTAATCTAGTTTTACTCAATGACCAATTGATATTTCCATCTGGGCCACGATTAAAATGTTCCGCGTCTTTAAACCATTTGGGGTCTTTACCACGTTTGATTCTTATTACTGATCCGCCAGCGTCGTGTATTGCTTTAATCTCATTAGGAAATCTAACATCACTGATTACAATGTTATCAGTAGTTTTACGCATTTTGTTTTCTAGACTCGCTATCCACATATCATCGTGGAACCCATTACGTACAACTTCGGTACCCCAGTATTGTAGAACCCATCTAGGAGTAATCGGTCTACCCAATCTTGTTGACCACCAATCGTCTTGTTGTTCACGCCATTCGCGAGCTTCTTTTGTACGACCTTCTAATAGTGTTCTGTCCCAACCAAATACTGCGGCAACTGCATCTTTTAATGTATTTGCAAAACTGTCTCTACGAAATTGATGATAATTTACCAAATAGTCAGCGGCTGTGTCCTTGCCGGCTGATATTAATCCCACAAAACCGATAATCATAGCTTCTCCTGCGAAATTATAGTTTATAACAGTTTTTTTACAATGTCAAATATTATTTTTAGCCAGTCACCCAAGTTAATGGAGTTGAACCTTCTTTGTAATTAATCAAATCTAATTCTAATTGATCCATTTCGGCTTTGGCTTCAGTTTTAAGTGCGGCACCATTAAGTGCACTACTACCTTGTGGTCCAGCAATAGCTGGGAATTTGTCACGAGCTTGTCCTAGCATCATTTTAGCATTGGCAAGCGAGTAATCTTTTAACCATTGCCCTGCGTATACATCTGATAATAAATTAAAATCTGGGCGATAATTATACATCCAAATTAAAATTTGCTCACTGGCATATGGACGTTGTTGTAGTGTCAGTGTATGAGTAGTAGAATTGTAAACAAAATTAATATCGCTACCGAACATTTTACCGACCTGCTTTTGATAACCAGCAAAGGCATAATAAGTGGCTAAGCCACCCATGTTGGTTG